TAGTGCATCATCCGTAAGCCTTACTTTTACTTCATCATTTAAATTTATTTTCATATTATCATTTTCCTCCTCAATTAGCTCAAAATATTTTTCAAATTCTTTCTCAGGAAATGCTTTTACAAAATCTTCGTATTTTGTAAGGTACTCACCTATAGATATTTGGATTTGCCTATCATATCTGGATGATATTATTTTGTAATAGGTTGTATCACCTAAATAGCACCATATATATGAAGGGGATACAAAATCTTTTAAATCCCTTATCATTCCTTCTCTTTGCTCAATATATAAAGCTTCTACAATAACACCAGTATCTTTATTTCTATATTTCATTTATTCTGCCCTCCGTATACTCAACAAAAACAACCGCTGTACTCTCGATACTTCCTATTAATTCATCACAATCCGAGAGTAATATATATCTATCTATCCTTCCAACTGCATCGCAATGAGGCAATATCTTTCGTATTATAGTAGTGTAGCCAATACACTGACCATATCTAAAGGTTTCTCCATTTACAATTTTTATACTTTTTATTGTCAATTTATTTATATCTATCTCATTAGAATATTCCATTTATTTGACCTCCTTCAGTTCTTCTAACTTATTATTTTCTATACCATCTATAAAACCATCTTTAAAAAGTTTGCCTATCTCGTTTCCCGCTTTACTTTCACTTACATACTCTAATCTATCTCTTACGGCATCAAAATCCTTTTTTAACTTTATAGCTTCATGTACTAATCCAAGGTATTCATCTATATTAATATACACACTTGAAGTAAATTCATCTTTAACTAAATTACGTTTAGGTTCCTTCATTTATTTGTCCTCTTTTTTAGCATAATCTATATCATCAGTTCCGCAGTTTGGGCATACTGCAAATTTAATTTTTCCTTCTGCTTTTACTTCAAATTCTTTTTTACATTCTTTACATATATATTTCACTAAATATCACTCCTTATTTGTTGTTTCCTCTGGTTTGTTCTTCTATAACAAATCCTTCTAATAATACAGCTAAACAGAAAAACAAAATAGAAGAATCTATTCTAGTAGTTATTGTCATATAAAATCCTGCGATTATTGAAATTATAACAAGTATTTTATCTATGTTTACAAGAGTTTTCATTTAATCATCTCCTTTAATTAAGCTGTATAATCTTTCAATATCTTCTGGTTTGTGTCCGTCCCATTTAGGAGCTTTTTCAAGTTCTTTTACTTTAAAGTTATTCCAGTATGACTTTTCATAATGATAGCTATAATCTCCGTCTGGTGTTGTTATGCCAACTATAAAATAATCATCATACATTGTCCCATCGGCGTGTTTCCAAGATTTCCAACTTTTATCTTTGTAAGTGTTACATATAATAGAAAACAAAATCATTCTATGGAAGTAAAGCTCATTAAACGAATGAGAACCATCATGTATTTGGCCTATTTCTATTACATCCCTATGGTTATCTACATAGTTTTGAACAAGTTCTTGATAGGTTATTATTTTAGAATCCTGTACTTTTTTACTAAAAATTGATGTGAATATTTCCTTGCCACATTTATTGCATTTAAAATATGCTCCTTTATCCATTCCACCCATCATCATACGTCCAGTTCCTTCTATTTCATCATAATTATGTTTGCAAAATAGTTTTAACATATTAATTCCATTTCCCTCCTTATTGATGTTTAGCAATTCTAACTAGTGGCTGTTTTGACGGTGCTGGTATTCTATTTGTCTTTGCTGGTGGTATATCTTTACTACTTTTTAGTGGCACTGTCAGTGGCACTCCATCACCTGCTTTTACATATGTCTCAATTTCTTCTTTAGTCTTGGCACATTCAGTGCATACACAAGACATTCCTCTAGTGTTGCTTTTTATCTGCCACATATCTTCATTTTTAAACTCATTACCACATATAAAGCACTTATGCCAGAATAGTCTAGGGTGTATTCTCTTAATTTTATAATTCTTAAATTCTCTTTTCATTTACTTGTTTTCCTTTTCTTTTATTTTTGCTTCTATAGCAAATCCTTCTACTATAGAAGCACCACACCAATATAAAATAGCACCATTTATATCTTTAATCATTGTTTCGCCCATCCCTAATAGCACTAAGGCAAGAACGCTTATCTTGCATATACAAGTAAAAATTTTCATCTGTTTATCATTCTTTTCCGGTATGTGTTGTAATCCTAACTTTGCAAGTGCTTTATCATCTAATTGTTTGATAGAACAGCCTTGTGCCATTACCAAAATTTTATTATCAGGAAATAATGCTTTTAGTTCTCCCATGTTTTCTTTGCATTTATCATTAGTAATAGTCACTAGTAATAAATCATCTTTGCTTAATTTTAATCTTTTTATTTCTGAAATTTCCAAAAACTCACCTTCTTTTTATTGTTCGTATTTTTACCATTTTAGTTATAAATTGTTTATATAGCCATATACAGTAAATACCACTTTTAGTTAAAATTTACGTATATTATTAAAGAGATTAAATATATTGTTCGTAAGTTTTAAACGATATGTAATTAATATTTAATGATATAAGCTATGGCAAATATTAATATAGGTAAATATGCAATATAATCTGTTATACATTCCCTTTTAGAAATACTATCTTTATTGAGTGTAGTTCCAGTAGCCATAATTCCCATTAATATAGCTGTCCACCATGCTAGAAATTTCACTCTCTTACCCCCAATCCAAATTCATTTGCTATTTCTATTAAGTCATTTCCTGTTATATTGGGGCAGAACTCCCCGAAATGTTGCATTGATATGTTAGCAAACCAGTCTTTTAACTCTTGTTTACTAATTCCGTTATGTATTTCACCTAAAAAAAGTCCCCTCGAAAGTTCCCCCCACACTGCTTGCTTTTCCTCTAGTGTGTATGGTATCTCGTCCATATTCCAATCTTTGCTAAAATCATTGCTCATATTACCACCTTATGTTTTTATCTGGAGTAAATAATTCAATTAAAAAACAGTTTCCTAAATCATGTACTGCCTTAATTGCCTTTTCTCTTTTTTGTTTTGCCAAATCAATAGCAAGTTCCATCTGTTCGTCCAAGCTGTAATAAGGTATAGCTTCAATTCTTACCATTCTTTCCACCGCCATTTCCGTTGTTTTTCCAACATAGTAACGTTGCCACAATAGTAATGATTGCTAAAATTCCTAATAAAATCTCTTGCATAATTTCATCACCTATGATATATTATACTCTGTAATAACGAGCAATTCAAGTAAATAACGAGTGTTTTGTTTTAAATTTATGCAATAAAAAAGACTAGAAAAGCTCTAGTCTTGATTAACATATTATTTATTATGTAGAATACGATTTTTGTAAACCCGCCCCGCATGCAGTTTTTAGAGGTTTACGTTATCTTAAATTAGCATAATATTAATTATGTTCACTTCTGAATATCACTCTGTATATCTAATTATAAGTAAGCCAACATTTACATTCTAGATTTTATCTTATTGCTATTTTTGTTCACCTTTTTAGGCTTCGTTTTTAATGCCTTTTCTATATTCCAATGCATAATAAAAATTCTATTATACAATGTAGCCCTATTAATGTTATATTCTTGAGCCAATATTGAAAGAGGTATTTTTTTGCCTTGATATTCAACAAACGATGTATTATTTTTATTTAAAGATTGTTGTCTATATGTAGCCCATCTACAATTGTCTTTGCAATAATCCTTATTTACATTTATTCTATCTATGGTAGTTTGATGTTCTCCATATTCTTTACAATGCCTATCATAGCTTTCTTTCATATCTTTATAAAAGTTTTCAAATATTAACCATTCAACACAAGTTTTTATTCCTTTTCCACCATAATATTCATATTTTTGATGATTAGGATTATAACATCTATCTTTCATCCCTCTCCATATATTATAAATATGAGTTTTAGACATTCTATGAGTATAATTACGTTCCATAATTTTTTCGTGATTATAGCATCCACACGATTTGGTTTTATTGCTTTTTAAATCGCTTCCTCGTACTTCTATTGAGTTACCACAATCACATTTGCACAACCACATAACCCGAGGCTTTCCATTAGGCTGTATATGGCTTTTACCTCTTTTAATTACTAATAGTCTCCCAAATTTTTGCCCTGTTAAATCTTTTAACTTCACAAAATCACCTCTTAATATTATTATATCATTAATAATATATATTGTCAATAATATATATTGCTATCAGTATAATAATTTGGTATACTGAATAAGAGGTGCATATAATGAAAATTTGTGTAGATAAATTATTAAATGAAAGAAATAAAACACGATATTGGTTATCAGTTAAAACAGGTGCAACATATCCTAATGTTTGTAATTTAGCTTCTAATAAAACATCTTCTCTTAAATTTGACTTACTAGAAAAAATATGTATTGCTTTAAATTGCACTCCTAATGATATATTAGAAATAGAGAAATAATATATTAATTATAAACGAGCCAACATCTGCAATTTACTACGAGATCAGGGGTTGCGTTACTGTCTCCAGGATATGCAAGTCCTGGCAAAAATTCTTCTCCTATAGGTATTGTAACCCCATCTAATTCAGCATGTGCCGGACGTACTAAAACATCATCACACGTTTGCCATGTTTTACTTTGCATATCTTTATATGTGGCACTTAAAAAATTGCTTTTCGAGAACACATTGTGAATTTCTGTCATTGCAATTGTTCTAGCTCTACTGCTTGATATATTTTCTATATGTTTAAATAAATCATCTGCAATTTTATCGTAGTTATCTCCATTTGCTAGTCCATTCTTAATTATTCTCTGTACTTGATTTCTGGTTGTATTGTTTATATACTCCACTTCCTGTTTGGAGTAATCCTTTAGCCATCCTGTATAATCTGCTTCTACATCTTCATATTTTATATAATCATCCTCGTTTGAATAATGGAGCGAGTTAAAAAAGTCTATCCCTGTCTTTCCTGCTTGCAAGTATATAGGCATAATGAGTTTATTGTAATATTCGGTTCCTAGGAGTGCAGCTATTAATAGGAAAATCTTATCAGTAATATCATTAGATTGATTTTCTATTTCTTCTTCATTGCTTTCTACATCCTCATCTTTTTTCTGCTGTAAACTCAATAGAGCCTTTTTAAGGGCTTTCCCTTGTGATAATAGTATAGTTGTTATCTTCTTTTTAAAACTCTTTTCTAAGTTCAATACAAGCCTATCATATAGCTTGCTAAAATTCTTTTTTATTTTTTCTCTCTTATCATCTGCCTTTCGCTCTAATACTGAAAAGACTTATTTTGACTTTGTGAGTTGTTCGGATTTTCTGAACTACTGGTTTCATCATCCACAGGTATTAAATTTGCGGGTAAATATACTTTACCTTTTATAATAGCAAAAGAACCTTCTGGTGCAACTATATCTCCACCCTCAACGTCTTCTAGCCCTCTAGCTTTCCTTTTCTCGTTTATCTCCATATAATTATTGTTTAGCTTTTCATTTACTTTTCCTATGTCTTCCTGTAGAACTGGAATTTCGGAATAGTCTGTGTCTATAAATTCTCCGTCTTCAAGTCCTAGGAACGGTGTTAGCTGTCCTGCCAAACCTTGCATCAAAGGAATAACGCTTTTAGTATATAGTCCTTTCTCTGCTTCGCTCTTGTTGTTATATGAGCTTTGTTCATTAAAGCCTATTATTATAGGGTCTATTCCCATACCTATGCAAATATCTCGCATAGTGCTTTCCTTACCTTTTATCCAGTCCATGTCTTTAGGGTTTGTACCTGTTTGTGATACAGTTGCTTTCCCACCTTCTACGATCATCCACTTGCCTACGTTTCTAGTTCCCGCATACTTTGCATTCAAGTCTGCTGTAGCTCTTTCTCTTGCACCGGTAGTTGGGAATTCTTCTACACTTATCACGCCACTCACTTGACCGCCGTTCTGCATTAAAGAAACATTCCAATCTAACATAGCGGCCAATAAGTCTCCGTTTTTTAGTATAGGTTTTAAAGGAGACATTCCTCTACCTAGTCCGTCAAATTCATCCAGTGGATTAAAGCATTTCCATAAAGTAAAATCTTCTGGTTTAAAATCCTTAGGGTTCTGTCCCTCGTACCTTATGTCTGTATAGGGCATATCTACCTTGCCTGTTAAACCTATGGACATTTTATCTGGTCTATATGTATATAATTCTTTTACTAATTTACCGTTTCTAGCTGACATTTTTACGATTGGTGCATCTCCACCTAGGTAATAAAATACTATGGCTCTTCTAATGAATTCAGCTCGACTGTACAGAGGGTTTGGCTTATTTAATAGCATTTGTACAGGATGATTAGGTATAGGCACTTTCTTGCCGTCTTTATCTTTTTTACACACAACCCAATTTAATTGTATTGCTGCCTGCGTTATTTCCTGTAAGCATCTAAATATAATCCAGTTTTCTGCATATCCTTCTTTTGCTATAATTCTATACTTAGCATCACTATATTGTGGTGTATTCTTGCCATGTAGATTTACTATGTGGGGATATAAACCACCGCTTGTATTTCTTTGCGTTTGTTTTCTTTCAAATATATTTGGTATTCTCATTGTCTCACTTCCTATATGAAAGTTTAGGGCAATATAAAAAAGCCCCTATATTAAGTATAGAGACTTTTACTTTTATTTGCTTAATTACTATTTATTAGGATTTTTGTTATATCTAATAAGCGGTTTTAAAATATCTATCTCACCATCTTTTACAATTACACTATTTCCTCTATCAATAGTCTCTGCATCATAACGTCCATTTACATAATTCTCTATAACCTTTCTAATTTCAGCATCGCTAAATCCTGTTTTTCTAATTATTTCTTCCATTTTGCATCCTTGTTCATATAATTCAATTATACGTTGCGTTTGCTCTCTGGTTATGTTTTCACCTTGTTTTCCCATTGCTACATCTCCTTTTTAAAGTTTAATAGATACTATGATTATATGGTTTTTACAATGTTATTTCAATTAAGTATATTGCAAATTAGCTATTTCTTATATATTGTTGCACAGTAGCCTATGCATTGAGGGCAACCATATTTCTCTATATAATTTTCCTCACCCATTCTCTTAGTACAAATATATCTTGAATCTTCCCATCCATTCCTATTATCTTTTATTGCTTTATCCCCTATAACAATATCATTTTCTGAAAAATCATTATTCCATTTTTTAACGATAAATTTTTTCATTTCTTCTATGTTTTCAAATTCCTTTGCTTCTTTCATAGCATCTGCTAAAGTTCCTCTGTGTGGTGTATAAATAACCATAATTAATCCTCCTTATAATTTTTATTTGTTCCCTCTTATTGGCCATCCTTTAGGATAACACCTTCTCGCTATTCTAATTGCTAAAAGGTTCTGACATATATGTATTCCTTGACCAAACTCGTCTATCTC